GATCAGCTTGTCGTTCTGGCATGCGCTGATGTCCAGCGGCCAGGAGATTGCGTTGCCTGTTTTGGTCAGGCCCATTGAGCTGTGCAGCAGTGGCACCTCGTGGTTCTTCTGGATGAGCCACTGCTTGAGCAGCGGGGCAGCGTAGGGCTTGTCGAGCAGCATGAAGACGTGAGCACGCAGGCGCTGGTTTTCGATGCCATACGAGGCAGACCACTGCACAACGTAGGACACATCGCCCAGACCCATCTCGTTCAGGAACAGGTCGATAGTGAGTGGTGTCTGGCGCCCATTCACGTCGATGGTTTCAGGCAGACCATCCAGGTCCAGCACGACCCATTCAGTGGTGCTGTTGGTGTCTGTGCTGCCAGCGCGAGATTCTTTGACCAGTGGGCGGGAGATGGTGCCCTTGAGTGCGCAGTGACCGAGCGCAGCGTGAGTCTTTAAAAGATGTTCGAGTTCAGCCAACGACTTGCAGGACTCGGTGTGCGAGGTGAACTCCCACACGAAGGGGTAGGGCGTCTTGACGATGGTGCCTGCAGACTTAGAGTAGGTCTTGGTGAGAGGCACAGCAGCCTCAAGGAAGATGATGTTCATGGCTTCGATCTTTGACAGATGTTCGATCAGGAGACGAGACTGTACAGGCAAAACAGTCAGTGGGTACACACTGGATCTCTATCTATTTAATACCTTACATTCTTATACTTATAAATATAAACTTCTAAGAGAATAAATAAATATAAATCTATATAGATAGGTACTAATTACTCTAAAAAAGAGTTTTGGAAATGAAGCGTAAGTCGTAAGGTTTCGGACGGCGCACTTTTGCCCATAACTCTACACCGCGGAGAAAGGGGCAGAGCCGAAGCTCTGCACCCAATCAGCCGACGTTCACAGCGGCAGCCGCTTCACGCTGAGCATGCGTCTTGAAGCGCGAGCTGTTCAGCACGAGCTTGAGCTGCTTGTTCACGTTGAGCACGCACATGCACACATCGTCGAACTCAGCATCCGTGATGTTCGATGACGACGTCGCGTACTCTTCAGCGCGATCAGCAGCCACCATTGCCGACTCAATCAGCGTGCGCTGGTTCTCGATGGCCATGGTGTGGAACTCACGGCCGACGTCTGCATCGAGAGGCACTGCGCACGCTTGGCGGAACATCTCGTGCACAGCACCTGCTTGGTCCTGCAGCGTAGCGCTCACGTCACTGAGCTTGTCTTCTTCACGCTGCACACGACGTGCGACCTGCGCCTTGACTTCTTCGTCGCTCAGATCGTAGGCCTTGGCACGACGCTCGACGCTCATGGCGATGCGACGCTTGGTCTGAGGCTTGACCTTCAGCGAGACCTCGTTGAAGAACACTTCGTCGAGATCTGGGATCACGAAGGTCTTGGGACGACCTTGATAGTCGATGCACAGCGCAGTGAGTTCAGCAGCCTGGTTGTAGGCAGCCTCGCGCCACAGCATCAGTTCCTTGATGGCGGCAACAGCGCCGGTGGTGGCAGAGCCAGCTTCTTCGAACGCGTGTTCAGCGAACGACTGCTCCTTGAGGGCCATGCTGATTTCAGCCAGGCCGTCGGTGCCTTTCTTGAGTTGGTCTTCGCGCACTGTCTTGAACAGTTGACGCGCAGCACCTTGGATGAGGGTGTCGATGCGCCACGCAACGCCTTGGGCGATTTGCGCAGCGACATCGACGTTGGGTACGTCACGGATGAAATCGAAGATGCAGAACGTGGCAGTGGAGGTGTTGACTTGAGACATGATGTTTCCTTTGATAAATGAACTTTGATTGATGCTGTCGCATCCCGGTGTGCTCAGTGACGAGCACACGAGGCTGGGTTCAGGGGAGTTCGCAGCGTTCGAGAATCAGACGCTGTGCTTTTTCTTCGCTGCAACCGAGTAGCGCAGCGAGACCTTCGACCTTGCGAATGAGCACGGTCTCTGGGTCTGCTTCTTCATCGACGATGTCGCGGATCTCGCCGTCGAACGATGTGATCGAGATGGTGGTGTCGTAGACGATGCGTTTTTGGCGGACGGTGACTTTGATGGCCATGGTGATTACTCCTTGCGCTTGAGCACGAACGCGACCAGGTCTTCGCAGTCATTTTTGATGAGTGCCTGCACTGCGTTCCACATGCCGGTGGCGGCTTTGACCAGTGGCAGCATCAACCGCGTGGTCTTCACGTACAGCGCCAGGTAGCGCAGCACGATCTCGTCATTGACCTCGATGACGATGTTGTCTTCCACGCCGCGCATGCTGACGTTGGCCAGCGTGTCTTTGGCGTTGATGACCTCGTTGCTGGGCAGCGTGCGTTGTTGCCCTTCGCCGGTGGACGCGACGATCTCGTTTGACGCGGCGTAGACTGCTTGCACCGTGTTGCGGGCGATGATGAACTTCATGGCTTGCTTTCAGTTAGTGAATGACGAATGAGCGAACAGACGAGCAGCTTGCTGCTCGTTGTCTTCAGCACCAGCGCCAGAAGCGGCGCAGTGCACGAACGAACCAGTTGCGCGATGGCGCATGAACTGGGTATGGGTAGGAGCGAGTGCGCGGTGTCACATCGGCTCCTTGTGTTGTTTGAAATCGCGGCGGTCTGTGATCCAGACGGCTCGCGTTGTGGTGTCGAGCAGCGGCTCGCCTTCGACGCGAACACCAGCTTTCCATGCAGGCTGGCCGTCGAGTTCGGGTACTGTGTCGACGCACCACTCGTTGTCTTCGATCCAGTTGACGTAGTACGTTTGGCTTGGATCGCGGCGGCTTTGCTCGATGGCCGCAGTCTCCGCGTTGCGGTATCCCTGGAAGTTCATTGCAACTCCTCATGCCGGTACTTCACGAGTCCGACTTTGTAGAAACGACCGTGCTCGACGTAGCCGAACACGAAACGGGCGACGGCAACAGTGCCGATCGAACAGATAAACGAGAAGATTCCGCTCATCGTTCCAATCAACGTCCCCCAATGAATCATGAGGTTTATCAATAGACAAGCGAAGTGCAATAGCGCCTGACTATTACGATTGCCGAGCAACCTCAACCTCCATTTCGGAGTGACCATCGAGAGCAAGATGAACTCGAAGAGCACATTCATCGCTCCGAACAACAACACTGCATCGATCATTTGATGCTCCTAATTCAGTAGCACGGCAGCTAAGCTCCATGCGGCGTTGAGCCCATGCGCTGCGCATGATGCTCATAAATTGATAGCTGCAGAGCCCCATGGGCCCATGCTCTGAGGACTTTGGGCTGAGCCCCTCGGGGCTCAGCCTGTCGATCACGCAGCGACGCGGCGCTTCGACACGGTGACCTTGATGGCCTTGCCGCCACGCTCAGCAGCGATGGCTGCGCGTGCAGCGGCCAGCTCGCTGGCCTTGGATGCGTAGCCCTCGGTTGCACCGAGCACAACGTCCTGGCCGAAGCGGCCTGTGCCTTGGGCTGCGCGGATCGCACCGTGTGCGGTGTACGCTGCGCCCTTGCCGATTGCAGAGCCGATGGTCTTGCCGATGGTAGATGTGGTCATGATGTGTGCTCCAATGAAGATGAACGAGCGAACGTGCTCGAACAACGCACACAGACGAGCAGCTTGCTGCTCGTGGGCTTAGGGTCCCCTATCCCGGTAGCTGAACACGAATCCGAAGTGGGGTGGCGGATTCGAGCGGGGTAGGGGAGAGCCTCACGCGGCCGCCCGCGCCAAAAATTTTCCAAAAAATCCGCACGCCAGATTTAGCTATCATTTCCATAGCATGTAATCTTTCATCTACAATCGAACGGCATGCCAAAAACCCCCGCACCCAAAGCCAAGCCACCCAAGGCTGCGCACCCCCGTGCCAAGAGCGATGTGGGTAAGCGCGCCGCTGCCGTGCGCACCGCGACCAACACATCGACCATGGCTGCAGCCGCGCTGGTCCCCGTCGACAAGCCGCTGACCACCCAGCAGCGCGCGTTCGTGAAGTTCTGGGCTGAGGGCGACACCATCCCCAACGCAATGGCCCGCGCCGGGTACAACGACCAGCCCTCCTACGGCTACCGCATGGCCAAGATGCCCAACATCCTGGCCCTGTACCACGAAGAGAAGCGCCTCTACGAAGAGGCCAGCCAGATGACCCGCAAGAAGGTCATGGACATGCTGCTGGAGTCGTACGACATGGCCAAGCTCATGTCCGAACCCGCCACGATGGTCTCGGCCGCGCGGGAGGTGGGCAAGATGTGCGGCTACTACGAGCCCACCAAGACCCAGGTGAATGTGACGCTCAACGGCCAGGTCAACGTCGCGCAGTTGGGTCGTTTATCTGACGAAGAACTGCTGAAAATCATCGAGCAAGGAGCCATGAATGACCCCCAATCCGCCCTCGGGCACACCCCGCAACTGGAAGAGTAAGTTCCAGGCCTGGCTGACCCGCCTCACAGGCGCCGGTCTGCCGCCTGTGTCAGCCCCGAGCCCCACGCCGCTCGCCCCGCAGCACCCGTTCCTGGCCCAGGAGCCGGTCTCTGAAGCCAACCGCCCAGGAGCCGTGGCCCAGGCCGCCCGCACGCGGCAGCTGATGGACCGCATCTGCGCCGTCAACAACGCCAACGTGACCCGGAACTACGGCACCCACACCGAAGACCTGACCAAGCACCACCAGCCCACGCCACTGAGCATCGACGACATGGCCGACGCCAAGAAACTGCTCCAGGTGCAGGCGGTGCTCGCCGACCGCACCGGCATCAAGCCAGCGCCCCGTGGCCTGCCTGCCCACGGCGTCGAGCGCCGCCGCCAGGTGCGCCAGTCGCACAACTACGCCATGGACCCGCCCTACGTGCCGGACCTGCCGTCGGTCGCCGCGGTCCAGGCGCAGATCGCGTCCGTGACCGGCTACGAGCCGCCCGCGCCTGCACCGTCCTATGACTCTGGTGGCGGTGGTGATTTCGGTGGCGGTGGCGCCTCTTCTTCCTGGGACTGACCCAACAACCCCTGCGCGAAGGCCTCTGGCCGGAAAGGATCACATGATCAGAGGATCTGATGGCCTCGACTACGAAGACCTCAACGCGCGCCTCTTCGGCGAGCCAGCGGACACCGGCCGCAACCGCGCCCTCGGTCCGGGCTCGCACTACGACGAAGCCTTCAAAGCCGACTACCGCGAAACGTACGACCACTACGAAGCCGAAGGCTACCCCGCGGAAGAGTGCCACGCCAGCGCCTGGACGCAAGCGCACTTCTCCCAGCGGCAGCGCCTCGAGCACCGGCGCAAAGCCTTCCTCCGCGGAATCGCCGACGACTTCAACGCCCGATCCGGCAGAGCCCTCTATGACGCTCTCCGCAGCGGCGCCATCACCCTCTATTCCGGCAAGCCCCCTGGCGGCAGCCCAGGCGGAACTGGCGGCGCGAATCCTGTGCAAGCGGCGCTTGCTGCCTTTCGTGCAACGCCTGAACCCCCGATACGACGCGGGCTGGGTTCACCGGGACATATGTCGGCGTCTGGAGAAGTTCAGCGACGACGTGGCGAAGGGTCTGAGCCCCCGGCTGATGATCCTGATGCCGCCACGGCACGGGAAGTCTGAACTCGCCTCCCGCATGTTCCCGGCCTGGCACCTGGGCCGGCACATGGACCACGAGGTGATCGCCTGCGCGTACAACGTGTCGCTGGCGATGTCCTTCAGCCGCAAGGTGAAGGAGGCCATGGACGACCCGGCCTACCAGAGCGTGTTCGATGCCCGCCTGAACCCGGATTTCCGCTCCAACGAGGAATGGGGTCTGGCCAACGGGCGCGGCGGCTACGTCGCTGCTGGTGTGGGCGGCGGTATCACCGGCAAGGGCGCCCACGTCCTGGTCATTGACGACCCGATCAAGAATGCTGAGGAGGCTGACAGCGCCGACGTGCGCGAGAAGCTGTGGGATTGGTACGGCTCGACGGCGTACACTCGGCTGGCCCCCGGCGGCGGGGTGCTGGTGATCCAGACCTGGTGGCACGACGATGACCTGGCCGGGCGCCTGCAGACGGCCATGGCCACGGACGATGAAGCCGACCAGTTCGAGCTCGTGAAATACCCCGCCGTGGCTGAGTCCGACGAGTACCTGGACTACGACACGGACCTGATCGTCTACGACACCCCGCCACCGAACGGCCGGCCCCTGCGCAAGAAGGGCGAGCCCCTGCACCCCGAGCGCTACGACCTGGTCAAGCTCAACCGCATCCGCAAGACGATCCCGAACCGCTTCTGGGCGGCTCTGTACCAGCAGAACCCTGTGCCGGACGACGGCGCGTACTTCACCAAGGAGAACTTCCGCCGGGGCAAGCCGCCGCTGCTGCGGGAATCGAATATCTTTGTCGCATTCGACTTCGCCATCAGCGAGAAGAAGCAGAACGACTACACCGTCGGGGTGGTCGGGCTGCAGGACTGCGACGACGTTCTCCATGTGGTGGACATGGTGCGCTTCAAGAGCGGCGACGGCATGTTCATCGTTGAGTCGATCTTAAATCTTTGTCAGAAATGGTATAGTCCGCACCTACAGCTCGGGTTCGAGGACGGTCAGATCTTCCGCGCCATCGAGACGCTCCTCAAAAAGCGCATGCGGGAGCGCAGGTTCTACCCCTCGACCGTGCTGCTGAAGCCCATCACCGACAAGATGGCCCGCGCGCGACCGCTCCAGGGGCGCATGCAGCAGGGGATGGTGTGCTTCTCGGACACTGCGGAGTGGTATGAGACCGCCCGGACCGAGATGCTGCGCTTCCCGGCAGGTGTGCACGACGACCAGGTGGACGCCCTGGCCTGGATGGCGACGATGGCGGTGGGCAAAGAGCCCCCGCGCAAGCCGAAGACGAAGGAACCGGAATCATGGCGCAAGAAACTCAGCATGCTCGGCGGGACGGTAAGCCACATGGCAGCTTGATCCGCATCCGCATGCTCGACTGCGGGGCCCAGATCGGCATCATGGTGGGCCGTAGCGTCGCTACAGCCAAGGTATGGCGCCTCCGCAACCCGTTCTTCCGCTGGGACGCCGCCAAGGGAGGCTCAAAGCTGTGAGCTGCCCCCAATTCATCGCCGACAGCATGGCGCTGCGCACCGCAGCCCATCTGGCCCATCTTTCCAGCGAGTCGTACTCCGAACACGTCGCCCTCGGCGGCTTCTACGACGACCTCCTGCCCCTCGTTGACCAGTACGCCGAGGTGTACATGGGCACCGAGGGCCGCATCGCCACTTTTCCGGCCGCCGAACTGCCCTCCGGTCGGCCGATCGTCTTTCTGACCACGTACCTCGACAAGATCGACGCCGAACTGGCCGAGGACGGCAAAAACCAGGCCCTGGCCAACATCCTGGCGGAGCTGCAGGCCCTGACCTCGCAGACGATTTACAAGCTCCGCTACCTGAAATGATGAGCGCGCCCACCCCACAAACACATGAAACCGGCCTGATCGGCACGGCGGACCACTCGCGCGAGCGGGTCCGCCACCGTGACACCTAAAGAAAAGAAATCCGCCTACGACCGGGAGCGCCGCTCTCGCCTCAAAGAGGAGATCGCCGCCCAGAAGCGCGCGTATTACCTCGCCAACAAAGACGCCGAAAACGCCCGGGTGCAGGCCTGGGTAGAGGCGAACCGCGAGCGCTCGACGGAGATCAAGCGCGCCTGGAAGGCGCGCAACCCCGGCGCTGACCGCCTGTACGCGGAGGCTAATGCCGATCACATCGCCGCCACATCTGCGGCGTACCGCGCTGCACGTCGCGATGAACTGGCGGCGAAGCAGCGAGCTTACTCGCAGGACCCCGCTGTGCAGGAGCGCACGGCAGCGTACAAGCGCGCGTACCGCGCCCGCCGCCCGGAAGTGCACCGTACGACCATGCGACTTCGCAGGCGCGGGGTGTCCCATGCAACCCCCGCCTGGGCGGATAAGGCCGCCATCAAGGCCATCTACGTCGCCGCCCGGCAGTCGGGTCTGCACGTCGACCACATCGTCCCTCTGAAGGGCAAGACGGTGTGCGGCTTGCACGTCGAGAACAACCTGCAGCTGCTCTCCAAAGAAGAGAACTCGAAGAAGGGGAACAGCTATGCCGATTGATACGCAGTTGGCGACAAAACAATGGACGCGGTTTTGTTGGGCCCGGGACAACGGCCATGCCCAGTTCGTTCAGAAAGCGGAGAAGTGCGACGCGTTTTTCCGCGGTGACCAGTGGGACAAGGCCGACAAGGCCCGTCTGGAGAACGTTCGCCGCCCGGCGCTGACGATCAACAAGATCCTCTCGACCATCAGCAACGTGATGGGCGAACAGATCTACAACCGGGCCGAAACGAGCTTCCGCCCGCGCTCTGGGTCGCCGACCGAGGTCGCGGACATCCTCACCAAGGTCTTCAAGCAGATCAGCGACAACAACCAGCTCGACTGGAAGCGCAGCGACATGTTCGCCGACGGCGTCATTACGAGCCGGGGCTTCCTGGACGTCCGCATCGGCTACGGCGACAGCATGCAGGGCGAGGTCGTCATCGACAACCTCAACCCCAAGAACGTCATCATCGACCCGGACGGCGAGGAGTACGACCCCGACAGCTGGAGCGAGGTGTTCACGACCAAATGGGTCACCGCCGACGACATCGCCGTCCTCTACAACACCGAAGACGCCGAATACCTGCGCAACCGCGAGCAGAGCTTCTTCCCGTACGGCTACGACAGCATCCAGGCCTTCCGCGACCGCTTCGGGGATCGCTTCAACCCGATGTACACCGGGGACTACGACAACAGCTCGGTCCTGCGCAACATCCGGCTGATTGAGCGCCAGTACCGCATGTTGGACCGCCAAAAACACTTCGTGGACCCCTCCACAGGTGACATGCGGCCCATCCCCGATGACTTCGGCCGCGACAAGATCGCGTTCATGCGCCAGCAGTTCGGGCTGGAGGTCACGACCAAGCTGGTGCGCCGCATCCGCTGGACCGTGATCGCCGACAACGTGCGCCTCCACGACGACTGGAGCCCGTACAAGCACTTCACGGTCGTCCCGTTCTTCCCGTACTTCCGCCGGGGCACGACCATCGGCCTGGTCGAGAACCTGCTGGGCCCCCAGGAGCTGCTGAACAAGGTCTCCAGCCAGGAGCTGCACGTCATCAACACCACGGCCAACAGCGGCTGGAAGGTGAAGACCGGCACCCTCACGAACATGACCGTGGAGGAGCTGGAGCAGAAGGGCGCGCAGACCGGGCTGGTGGTCGAGGTCAACGAGATCGACGGCATCGAGAAGATCCAGCCCAACCAGGTGCCCACCGGCCTGGACCGCATCACGTACAAGGCCGAAGAGCACATCAAGACGATCTCCGGCGTGTCGGACAGCATGCAGGGCTTCGACCGCGAGGACGTGGCCGCCAAGGCCATCCAGGCCAAGCGCCAGGCCGGCAGCACGAACCTGGCCAAGCCCTTGGACAGCCTGACCCGCAGCGACCACATCCTGGCGCGCAACGTCCTCGACCTGGTCCAGCAGTTCTACACCGAAGAGCGCATCCTGACCATCACGCACGACCAGGCTACTGGCGAGACCGAGACCTTCGCCGTGAACCAGGTCACCCCCGAAGGCCAGATCATCAACGACCTGACTTTGGGCGAATACGACGTGGTGGTGAGCTCCGTGCCGCGCCGCGAGACCCTGGAAGACAGCCAGTTCGAGCAGGCCGTGGCTCTGCGCGAGATGGGCGTGATGATCCCCGACAGCGTGCTGATCGACTCCAGCCGCCTGATGAACAAGAAGGACGTCATCAAGCAGATGGAGGGTGACAAGACCAGCCCCGAGGCCCAGGCCGCAGCTGAGCTGCAGCGCCGTGCGCAGGAGGCCGAAGTCGCCAAGGCCGAAGGCGAGGCCAGCCAGAAACACGCAGATGCCCAGCTCAAGGGCGCCAAGACCCAGGAAACGATGGTCAAAGCCCAGGTGCTGGCCAACACGCCTCCTGACGTGCCCGACGCAGGCAACCCCGAGCTCGAGATCGCCCAAGCGAACCACGAGGCCGACCTGGCCGAGCGTGAGTTCGAGCACAAGCGCCAGCTCGACTACCAGAACCTCGCCCTCAAGCGCCAGCAGCACAACGACGACCTGGCGCTGCGGGCCCAGCAGCAAGCCCAGGAGCGCATGGACAAGCGCGCCCAGGCTTCCCTCGAGGCCGCCACGGCCGCCCAGAAACCTCAATCCACCCAACCAACCAAAGGACTCCGATGAACCCGCTCTTGATGAAACTCCTCTCGCGCTACATGAGCCCCGCCGGCGACGGCGGATCTGACACCGGCGGTACCGGCGTGACCGACCGCGGTGACGACTTCACCCCTACGGACGATGACGACGTCACGGATGCGCCGATCAAGCCCGCCAAGGCTGCAGCTGACCCTGGCCCGGACGTCGACCCTGAGAACCCCGACGCTGACCCGGATGCGGACCCAGACGCCGACCCCGAGCAGACCGAAGAGCAGAAGACCGAGAAGAAACGCGAGCAGCGCATCCCGCTGTCGCGCCACAAGGACCTGCTGGAGAAGGAGCGCGCCAAGCGCGCTGACCTGGAACGCCAGCTGGCCCAGTTCCAGAAGGGCGCCGAAGTCGCCGACCTGAACCAGGACATCACGAAGGCCGAAGAGGGCATCCTGGGCATGGAGAAGGAGTACAACAAGCTCCTGGGCGAGGGCGAGCTGGACAAGGCCGCCGCGCTGATGGCCAAGATCCGCCAGGCGGAGCGCAGCGTCAACGAGGCCAAGAGCGACCTCAAGATCGCCGCTGCCGAGGCCCGCGCTGTCGAACGCGCCCGTTTCGGCCTCGCCCTGGAGCGCATCGAGGCTGCCTACCCCCAGCTGAACGAAGACCACGAGGACTACGACGCCGAGCTGATGGAAGACGTGGTCGACCTCAAGAGCGCCTACGAGCGCAAGGGCCTGACCCCGACCGCCGCCATGCAGAAGGCCGTCGAGAAGCTCGTCGGCAAGGCCACCAAGAAGCAGGAAGCCGCTATCGACACCACCCCCCGCGTGCCTGCCAAGGACGTGGCGGCCGAGCGCAAGAAAGACGCCGTCAAGAAGACCCTGGACGCCGTGGGCAAGACCCCGCCCAGCACGACCAAGGTGGGCATGGACAGCGACAAGGCGGGCGGGGCCCTGACCGCCAAGGACGTCATGAAGCTGAGCCAGGAAGATTTCGGCAAGCTGCCCGACGACGTGCTGGCCCGCATGCGCGGCGATGAGGTCTAAGCCATGAGCGCACACCTGTCCCCCGTCGCAAAAGCAGCCACCGCCGTGGCCATGGCCACCGGCGCGACTGCCGAGGCCTTCGCCTCGCCCCTGGAACTGTCGATCGCCCGCGTGGCACACGAGGTCAACAAGGCCTACTGTGAGTCCATCGGCGACATGACCCAGACCAACTGGGAAGACGCGCCGCAGTGGCAGCGCGACAGCGCCGTCAAGGGCGTCCAGCTGCACCTACGCGACCCGAACCTGGGCGTGAGCGCCAGCCACGACGCCTGGATGCGCGAGAAGCTCGACACCGGCTGGACCTACGGCCCGCTCAAGGACCCGGTCAAGAAGGAGCACCCTTGCATCGTCCCGTATGCCGATCTGCCCGCTGAGCAGAAGGCCAAGGACTTCATCTTCCGTGGCGTCGTCCACGCAATCGCACGCGAGCAGGCTCGCTAGGAGAACCCATGAACCACATCCCCTCCCCAGACACCTCCGACACCGGCATCGAGCGACTGATCCAAGCCAAGGGCAAGACCGCTGCGCGCATCACTCCGGCCGATGTGCAGGCGAACATTACGAGCGAGCATTACTTCACTGCGGCAGACGCGGTGGCGGGCACCGCAGCTCCTACCGCCTACGAGTTCTACAACCCCGACACCGGGCACGCCATCGTCGACTACAGCGAACACACCTACGTCGGCCAGCTGTCACGCGAGAAGGGCTACGTGCCACTACCATTGGTGAAGAAGCCCATCGTCGCTGAGGCCCCGCTCGGCCTACTGACCTTCTGCGTCCTGGTGCTGCGCAATGGATTCACCGTCACTGGTGAGAGCGCTTGCGCCAGCCCCGAGAACTTCGACGCCGAGATTGGTCGCCGCATCGCCCGCGAGAACGCAGTGCAGAAGATTTGGCCCCTCATGGGCTACGAGCTGCGTAGCAAACTGGCCTCCCAAAACCTGGCGCAAGTCCAACCCGTCGACTTCCTCGTTGGCTCCAAGGCCTGCGACATCGCCGGCGACACCTGCGACGCCTGCCAGTAACCGCACAACAAAATCACAGCGGCGCTTCGGCGCCGCTTGTCGTTTATCTTTTATGGATTAGAATGCGCCTCATCGGTTAATGGCAAAGGTCCCGACAGCACCTTTCCAACATTTCGTTGGTCGAGACGACACATCGGCAAAGGGAAGGCCCTCTGGGTCAGTCGTTTGTCTATCAACGAAAGGGCGCCATCATGGCACTCACCAATTTCGGGCTGTTGACGTCCGAGCAAAAGACCGTCTGGTCGATGGACCTGTGGAAACAGGCCCGCAACCACTCCTTCATCAACCGCTTCCTGGGCAAGGGCCCCAACAGCCTGATTCAGCACATCACCGAGCTGAAGAAGTCCGAGAAGGGCGCCCGCGCCGTGATCACGCTGCTGGCCGACCTGACCGGCGACGGCGTTGCAGGTGACCGCACGCTGGAAGGCAACGAAGAAGCGATGCAGACCTTTGACCAGGTCATCCGCATCGACCAGCTGCGCCACGCCAACCGCCACGAAGGCCGCATGGCCGACCAGAAATCCATTGTGGAGTTCCGTGGCAACAGCCGCGACGTGCTGGCCTACTGGCTCGCCGACCGCATGGACCAGCTGGCGTTCCAGACCCTGGCCGGCATCAGCTACACCAAGAAGCCGAACGGTGCGAACCGCGTGGGCTCCGACCTCCAGTACCTGGAGTTCGCCGCTGATGTGAGCGCCCCATCTGCCGCCCGCCGCCTGCGCTGGGACGGCACCTCGTCCACCAAGACCCTGGTGGCCGGCGCCGCGACCTCCGGTGTGGCCGCAACCGACACCCCGATGTGGGAAATGTTCGTCCAGCTGAAGGCCTACGCCAAGGACCGCTACATCCGTGGCGTGAAGGAAGACGGCGGCGAGGAAACCTACCACGCCTTCCTGACGCCCCAGGCCATGGCCAAGCTGAAGATGGACCAGAACTACATGCTCAACCTGCGCCATGCGCAAGAGCGTGACAAGGCCAACCCACTCTTCACCGGCGCGACTGTGAAGATCGACGGTATCTACCTGCACGAGTTCCGCCATGTGCCCAACACCGTGGGTGCGGCCAGCGGCTCGAAGTACGGTGCATCCGGCACTGTGGACGGCTGCCAGGTCCTGTTCTGCGGCGCGCAAGCGCTGGGTATGGCTGACATCGGCGCACCCGAGTGGAACGAGAAGGGCTTCGACTACGAGAACTCGCAAGGTATCTCGGTCGGCAAGATCCTCGGCTTCCTGAAGCCCAAGTTCGGCAACATCTACGAGAACGGCTCCGTCGAAGACTTCGGCGTGATCTCGTGCTACGTGGCTCAGTAAGGAGGGCATCACCATGGCTCTGAAACAAGCAACCCGTGGCGCGCAGCCCGTGATGTCGGCTGAATTCGACTTCAGCTTCAACGACACGATGAAGGACGTCAACGGCGTCACCAAGACCTTCGGCTCGGTCTATACCGACGCCGGTGTGTTTGAAGTCATCAACCTGCCTCTGGGCGCGGTGGTGATCGGTGGCGACCTGATCGTCGAAGAGCAGGGTGTGGGCCCCACGGCCTACACCGCAGCCGTCGGTACCTCTGGCTCCGCCAGCGCGTTCCTGGCCGCCACCACCTTGCTGTCCGCAGCCGGTACCCGGGTCGCCCTGACCGGTTTGGGCCTGGCGGCTACGGACGGCAAGAACGTGCGCGTGACCATCGCCTCGACGGTGGCCAACGCGACGGCCGGCAAGTTCCGTCTCCGCCTGGAGTACGTGATCGACGGCCGCGTCACCGAGGTCAACCCGAACTAATCGGGTCTCTCTGAACGGGGCCTAGCGCCCCGTTCGCTTATCTACGTTGGAGAATGTCATGAAGTTCACGTATCACCGCAACCACGTCCTCGCCTCCGTGCTTGGCCTGTCGGTCGAATTCAAAAAGGGCGTGCCCACGCACGTTCCGCCCGAGCTGTACAACGAAGCAGTGGCTATCGGCGCCGTCCCCGAGGACGAGATCCAGGACGAGAAGCCAGCCGTCAAAACCAACGAACCCGCCGACCCGAACAAGCGCAAGGAAGAGATCTTCGCCGCTTTCGAGATGCTGGCGCTGCGCAACGAGCGCACCGACTTCACCGCCGGTGGCGCCCCACGCGACCAGGCTCTCGAGTCCATCCTGGGCTGGAAGCTGAGCGCCAAGGAGCGCGACGTCCTGTGGACTGAGTTCAAGGTCGGCAAGGACGACTAACCCATGGACACGACAGAACTCCTCGGCCTGTTTCGCGTGGAGATGCGCGACGAGGAAGAGCCGTACCTGTTCTCGGACCCGCAGGTGTATGCGTACATCAGTGCGGCCCAGGTGGAGTTCTGTCGCCTCACGGAAGGTATCGAAGACGGGCGCTCCTTCAAGCTCGACATCACGGCGGGCGAAGAGTGGTACCCGATCAGCAAGCGCATCCTGAAGCTGCGCAAAGCGTATTTCACGAGCACGGGGCGTCCGGTTGAGGTCGTCAACCAGGAGCGCTCCGAACAATCCGGCATCCGCTTCGACGGCCGCCCTGGCCCGCTGAAGGCACTGGTAGCCGGCATCGAGAAGGGCACGCTCCGCGCCTGGCCCCTGCCCAACGAGGCAGCCGAGGTCGCGTTGGACGTGTTCCGCCTACCCAAACCGGTGGGCGAGGGGGATTCGTTCGAGATCGACGAGCAGCACCACATGGCGCTGCTGTACTGGGTCAAGCGCCTGGCATACGACGTCCAGGACGCGGAGACCTTCAACAAGCGCAAGTCCGAAGAGTACGAGCTCAAGTTCCGCGACTACTGCGCACGCGCGCGTGAAGAGCAGACCCGGGCCCGGCGCCAGGTTGGCTCCGTTCAGTACGGAGGGCTGTGATGGCCGCGAAGATCAAAAAAGATCCCGACGCAACCCTCGACTACACGGTCGATTGGTCGGACTGGCTCGCCCCTTTGGCGGATGTGATCGTGTCCGTTGAGTGGGTGCCCAGCGCGGGCATCACGGTGGAGTCCTTCTCGAACACCAGCGCCACGGCCACCGCCTTCGTTTCGGGTGGCGTTGTGGACGCCGACGAGTTCGTGACCTGCCGCATCACCACCGCCGCCGGCCGCATTGACGACCGCACCATC